TCTTCCATAAAACTTTGTCTCTCCATCATACTTTGCGTCAAACAGATACCAGCAACAATTGTCTTTGCCTGTTGACTTACTATTCTCAATCCACTTAACTCTTCCTATACTTACAATCTTGTGTAATCTATGCATAAAGGAAGCGGATTGTTTAGTATGCATCCAGTCAGCATCAAATAGTAACCATGTTGGTCTAAATGCAGTAAAGTATTCAATCATAGGATGTAGAAGTTTTCTATCCCAAGGTGGATTTGTAATAATATAATCAGCTTCTAAAAACTCATGTTCACTCAAATCTCTAAAGTGTTTAGTATGAATACCTTTTTTCTGTGGTTCAATATCTGAAACCCAAGAACACCAAGCACCATCAATTAAAGTTTCAATATGATTTACTAATGCACCATCACCACCACAAGGTTCTGCAAAAGCAAACTTCTTTGGTAAATGTGAAACAAGAGGTTCTACGGCACGCCAAGGAGTAGGATAGAAGTCTCTCTCTACTCTCTCAAAAGAACTTCTCTTACCCATTACTACATCCTTTTAGCATCCATTGTCGAAAGCAATCCATCGTGTTTCTTTTCTTTCTTTTAGCATCTCTATGCCGGCGAGTTGCTCTTCTTCTGTTCTATTACGCCAACCACGAACTTCATCTACTGTGCGTAAGCATCCAAGACAGTATCCTTCATCGTCATGCTTACACACTTTAATACATGGAGAGTATTTTGCTTTGGGCATTATGTTTACTCCTTTGACGTTATTATTTATAGTTGACCTGCATTTATTCGTTGATCACGAGCTGTATGAAGATACTGAATCTTTCTGTCACTCTCCGCTATGGCCCATTCCCAATACTTAGTACTGAATTGTCTTTGATTTTGTACGAGATAATCTTTATATTGAAACCAGGCTTTAAGATCACGCTCTATCTCCTTGAGACTGTTATATTCGTTAACCATTAATCATCTCCAGTACCAAACTTCAGAGTGCCTGCCTCTAGTTGTTCATCAATCTGGTCAGACAGAATATCGCCCATGAGGTCTACGAATGTTTGGTTTTTAAACTCATTCCATTCTCTTCCTGCACTGTCAATGATTTCAAATTCCCATTGCAGTTTTGCATTGTCTTTTGAATCATTCACTGTTGGAATATTCACAGACGTATATCCCCATGCCACATTCTTATATTCACCCTCTAGCATTACCACCGCCGGATGATCATAGCCTTCCTTTACAATGAATGCATATTGGTCTTCATGTATTCTTTTCATACTTGCCATCCTTCTCCGAACCCTGTCTTGTCAAATGTGGGCTCTTCAAAATCATCTACCTCTTCTGTTTGGTGCGAATCGGATAGACCTTTCTGTTCATTTTCATCTAAGTTCATCAGTCGCATTCTTGCACGGTCAATACCAATGACAAATCGTTTATTAACATTAACATCGTTATATCGATTCTTTAGCTGTTTGACTGCGATTTGATTTACCGCATCAAGTTCCTCGTTAGTAATGAGTGCAAACATGAGATCAGCCGTAGCTGGCAAACCGAAACTCTCACTGGTATCTTCGAGGCCCACATCGGAATTGCTGAACCCCGAGCGAGTCGTTTGTGTTGCAGACATAATTGGGACGTTAGTTTCAACTGCGAGTCCTCTAAGTTCTTCTGCAATCGACTTAATATACATGTACGAATTGACATTGGCTGCTCCTTTAAATCTACTGGATGCACAGATATTCAGATAATCGATGAAGATTATATCTGGCTTGAAACTCTTCTTGATTGCCAGTTCCTTAAGCAACCCTCGAAAATGTGCGGCATGTGCGGATGCAGTAGGATATTCCTTGATGACCAACTGTCCGTTTGTCTCTCGAATGATCTTTTCGATCTTGCTGTCATACATCGTCTTGGGTAGATTGTGCAAATCTTCCATAGTTACATTCATGAGGTTTGCATCAATGCGTTCAGCAATGCGTTCCTCAGCCATCTCTAGAGTGATGTAAAGGACGTTCTTACCTTGATTCATACAGTTTGCTGCCATATGACACATGAACAGGGACTTACCAACACCAGTGCCTGCAAGAGCAATGTTCAATGACTTGGGTGGTAATCCACCCTTGGTGATACGATTGAAGAATTCCAGATCAAAAGGAATCTTCTCCTCTACTGTATGGTAGTATTCAAATCGAGCATCTGCATCCAGCAGATAATCATGCCCCACACTATTATCAAACCCCACAGCCAAGGCATCTGTAAGAATGCTTGGTATAGCATCCGGGCCTCGTTCTTTATCCTTACCATCAATGATCGATATACCTTCAACAATCGCATTGTACACCGCCTTATCTTTGCAGAACTTCTCAGTGGTTTCTACTAACCAATCAAAGTTCACGTCTTTGTCATTCTCCAGCTCTTTAACCACAGTTAATACACGCTTGATGTCAGTTTCATTCAAGTCTCGCCGAGTGTCAATCTCTATCTCAAGCGTTGACTTAGTAGGAAGGGCATTGTACTTCTCTACAAACTTCTGTATCTCTTCAAATACAATACGCTCAGTGCGATCACCAAAGTACTCCCCTCGTATAAAGGGAAGCACTTTTCTCGCATACTGTTCATTGCCTACCAGCTCTGATAGAGTCGTTCTCTCAATTGTCTGCATTTATTATCCTACGATTTTTTCATTATATACACAGTATATCATACGGATTATAATTTGTCAATTCATATTTCATAGTTTTTAAGAAATCTAATGCCTTAATCTAGAGCGTATTCGTAATTCCGAGTTGTTTCATTCTGTTTAATCAAAAATGCACCATTTTGTATATGAAATTTGTGCGCCATATCTGTCTTTGGTGACATAGTTACAAGACGTTCCCAACCACTATGAATAGCCAAATCTCTCAAGTCCATAATTATTCGTCTACCTGCTCTGGGTTTATAACTCCATACAGTGTAAGGTATAGCAAATGATCCTCGTTTAGACAACGCAATGTCTCTTGTGTCTTCAGGAATATGTGTCGTCATTGCAACACACACTATAGCACTTGGATTGTCCTCTTCACCAATATAATACATCTCGCCCACACTCTTACGCCACTCAAACGATAATGAGGGCCTTATTGGATCATCTTTGATATATTCATCATTTGTTAATATCTTCATGATCAGTTTCTATCTCCTTCATTTCTCTAACCATGCTGGTAAACTCATTAAAGAGCGTCTTTAAATTAACAGTATCGTCTTCTCTGGGAATACACAAGGTTTTTAATGTGGAGTCCTGCTCCGTTATGAGCATCCTGACATCCAAACAAGTCTGCATGTCAGGCATTTTTGCCACATAATCTCCACCACCATTTAATGATGCAACAATTAATATTGCTTTTATCATTTCACAATTTCTCCTTCAAGGGTCTTCCAACCGAACACATCACATACATACTTATCTTTGCCGACAAGTACCATATCACCAACACTTGTGCTGCGACATGTGGGAGCGGTGCCGATATATGTGACACCCTCATTGCGCCACCATGCCTCAGAAATCGTGTTGGTCTTGACAAATGCGATCTCCAACTTCTTCCGTAGGGGAAGAGCCGCATTCATCTCAATGAATGCAACCGTAGTGGGATCATCCTCAAAGGCTGCATGTATTACAGCAACCTTCTCAGTTGTCTTACCCAACAGGGTATTTGTTAGTGCGTCAATCTTATCCATAAAACCCATCCTCTGTGAAGTAACCAATTCCTTTATTGGCATCTATCTCATTCCCAACCACCCAAGTAGTAGAGTCGTTGTCCCACCGAACCTTGACTTCTTTGTTAGCAAGGTTGGCATTGAAAGTCATCTCAACAACCTCACCTTCCCACAGGGGCTCGTAACCACCAAAGTTCCCGATGATCTTCGTACCTAGTGTCAGTTCCATAACAACCTCTTTCTCTCTGATTATATCTAATATTAACATAGTCAGAGAACTTTGTCAAGAAGAAAATGCATTTATTTTTGGCGGTCCCTATAGGATTCGAACCTATGACCCACAGCTTAGAAGGCTGTTGCTCTATCCAACTGAGCTAAGGAACCATTATTTCTCAGTTTAACTTTGAAGCCCAAAACTTGCGAGTAATGGGTTCGAGAACGCCATCAGCAATAAGTTCATACTTATTAAGACCAAAGGCTTCTTCGGCGAAGTCGATAATATCTTCCCACACAGAGAGTTCGAAGTCCGTCATACAGGATAAAAAATCATCCATAGCTTTGACATTAGCTAATCCTTCTTCAAGGAATTCACCAAGTGTTTTAGTCATCATATATCTCCTTAGTGTACCGTTTGAATATCAAGACCGAGTTTTTGACCAGCATACTGACCAAACAGTTTGAACACATCACCGTGATTTACAGTCATGCATTCTTGAATCTGATAAGCATGGATCATCTCATGAGCGAGAATGGTACGAAACGATTCGTATGATTCAAACTCATCAGTCAGACCAAGAATGGTGCCTCGACCATCCTCTTCATCTACACAATAGCCCCACTCAGCGTCGAGGAAATCGATATCGAGTTCGATGGCATCAATATCAAGAAGACCTTCGAACATCTCTTCGTTGAGAACGTTCATCTCTTTCAGAACGATTTCTTCGGTGACTTCGAACAGACCCCAGTCTGCTGCGGTGATGGTAAGTTCTTTCATTTCTCTCTCTTTCTGATTATATCCCATATTACCATATGGAATAGGATTTGTCAACTAAAATCGACACGGAATCCAAGAAAAATTGACATCATCTAACCAACGCCATTCACCTGTTTTCAGTGATTTTATAGGGGGGAGTTTGGGTTTAGGATTCATACTCACAATACCGGGGGGGAGCTCTAGGACTTCCCATTTGTCACCATGCTCACGGATACGATTCTTACCCTTAAGGGTAAGACCTTTGAGGGTCAGGATCATTAGACACGCTCCATTTCAAATAGTTCCATTCCGCTGAACAGGGTGAAACCATCCATATCAGGGATTTTGACCATCACTTCAAGGTCAATACCAGCCTTGGTACGAACATTCTCAATGCGACCCCTACCAATGGGCGTGTTGATGAAATCACCTTCGGCACCCCAAAGGTCTTCCATAAAGGTCTTGAGTTCTGGTGTAATCGTGGTCATAACGTCTTCCTTTTCTCAGTTTATACCTTAGTATACACCA